TGTTGAAGTCCGGCGGCGCAAAGGCGCACTTGAGGAAGGCTCTTCCTGGGTCTGTGATTCTAAGCGGTCTAGAGAGCTTACCACGCTTAGAAGATTTCGGCTTGCGCCTGCGTCCTCCATTCTGTCCTACACTATTCTGTCCGTTCGTTGTTTCCTTTGGCCGTCCAAACGAAGGGGCGGCCTTTTTCTGTTTCTTTCCTTGCTGCATTACGACGGATTCACAATCCAATCACCGTCGGTCAAGGCCGGGCCCCAAAGTATTGCCCTCAAGGAGATCTTGAGGTAGAGTCGAGGTCCGGTGAATAGAGCGGATAGAACGCTCTATAGCCTCCTGCTCCTCCGGTGATATCCCCCATGCTTCGAAGTATGACATACGTGTGGCCCAACTAGGCTGCGGAGTATCGATGCGACCATACTCACGCGCCTTCATGCCTGGGTGGAACTCATAAGACCAAGGTTTGCCCTCCCCGATCTCATACAACCTTGCCCCCAGGACGCTGCCCAATGGCAGGCCCCAGTTGACCGCTATCTCACCCAGGCCCAATCCCTTCAGGTAGCGCCCCGCCAATCTGTCACCCATCTCCCGTGTGGTCCACAGCGGCCGAGTCAAAACCCTTTTGGGGTCACGACTCAACACCCACTTCCCGTCCACCTGGACGGGGCGACATTGGCAGAAATCAACCTGTGAGAACTCGTTGGTGGCCTCGTACTTCATTTCCATACCGAATTGAAGAAAGAAGGGTGCAACAGGCAGCAATCTGTGTTGTTGCTGCCTATCGACCACAACGACGGAGTCATCCCCATCGACGTAGACTGCACCCTTGATCCCACACTTCTCCAAGTAACACTCAAGCATCCCAGCCATTAGGATGGAATTGCCTAGCCCTGTATTCATGTCACCGGACATGCGGGTGCCCGGGGTTAGGTAGGTGGTGCCATTCTTCGTGCGGCCCCTGTTGATGAGCTGCTGCTTGAGCAGCCACCTCAGCATGTGGCGCGCCGATTTCTTGGTGTTCTTAATATAGGTGGAATGCTCTATCTTTAGCAACCCCGTTGCCACGTGTGCATCGAAGTTACTAGCATCGAGGAGAAGGAACAGAGGGTCAGCGAACTCATTAGCTTTCGCCCATAGGTCCGCTCCCCTCTGTGCCAAGTTCCTACCCTTTGCTATCAATCTGTGGCCGAAGGCGTCTTCGGCCACATACACCCTACCCTCTATGATCTGTAAATACCTGGCCAGCTCGAGGCAATAACGCTTGTCTCGGTATTGGATGCATCTCGGAGCCTTGATCTGTGCGTACTCCGGCACATACTTGTC